CAACTACTGCAGATCCTACATTAATTAACAAATCATTTTCTTCAATGTTAGCAGCATTCTCAACTGAAGCTGACTCAAAATTTGGAGATTTAAAAAATAAATTAGAAGAGCAAATTGCTATTTTCTACAGTGCTGTTATTATTAGGAATTATAAAAAATTAAATAGGCAAACACAGGAAGAACTTAAACCAATTGCAAAATTGCCTTTGAGAAAACAAATGGAATTTTTGGTAGGTTCTGGTAAAAAGCGGCCATGGAAACAATATGTAAGAGCCTTAGATAATAAAATAATTAATTCATCTTTAACTTCGCAAAAAAGTGTGCTGTCTAAAATGGATAGTATTTTATTAAGCAATTCAGATGTTTTTGCAGAATCTTTGGTCCAACTTATCTTTAAAGCAGAGCTTAAAGATTTGAAAAAAGTAAACTTTGACTTTGCACTTGTAACTGGAATTGGTCAATATTTAAAAAAAGGTCCTCAAATTTCAAAGGGGGAATACAAAGATATTGACACAATGTCAAGTGTTTTAGAAAACATATTTTCGGCAGGTAAAGCAAAAATAATTAAAAATCCAAAAAAGAAGCAAGCATTTGAACTAGGAGCAACTGCTGCGAATTTAAATTATCTCTTAGTAATAGGTGAAACACCTATTATGCAAATACAACTAAGGTACAAAGGAAACTTTGGATCGGCCCCTTCATTTCAAGCAGGAATGACTAAAGAATTTAAAGCACTATTTAATTAATGAAATCATTTATAGAACATCTTAGCGAAGCAGAATATGATGGCCGGAAAGTCACCTTAAATAAGCCATTTCGTTCTGATGATAAAAAGAAAAAGTTTTACGTTTATGTAAAAAACGAAAAAGGCAACGTTATAAAACTAGGATTTGGAGATCCTAACATGGAGATTAAACGTGATGATCCCGGCAGGTTAGCTGGATTTAGAGCTCGTCACCAATGTGATACAGATCCAGGCCCAAAGTGGAAAGCACGCTATTGGTCATGTAAGTTTTGGGAGAAAGGTAAAACTGTAACAGACCTATTAGATAGCGTTGATATATGTGACAGTATACTAGAAGCATCTCGCGGAGGTAAAAACACACACATGACACATATCGAAGATCGTGTTATTTACGGCGGAGTTAAGGGAGCAAGAGAATCAATTCTCGCTCTTCGTTCTTTGAGAGATATGTTAGCCGGTAAAGTTAGTTCTTCAACTGATGTTACTGAAAAGTGGGACGGAGCACCTGCTGTATTTGCCGGAATTGATCCTGCAGATGGTAAGTTTTTTGTAGCTAAAAAAGGTATTTTTAACGCGAAAGCAATGGTTTATAAGTCAGAGGCCGATGTGAGAAACGATACATCTGGCGACTTAGCAGACAAATTAGTAACAGCATTCAATGAACTTAAAGATATTGGTATTAAAGACGTTATTCAGGGAGATCTTATGTTTACAAAGGGAGACCTTGAACCTGAATCTATCGACGGTGAGAAGTATATTACATTTCAGCCTAACACACTCGTATATGCAGTACCTACCGGTTCTGATTTAGCAAAGACAATTTCGAAAGCTAATTTAGGAATTGTGTGGCATACAACTTACAAGGGTGATAGTTTTGAATCTATGACTGCATCTTATGGTGTAGACATTTCCTCTCTTAAAAAGAAATCAAGTGTTTGGCAAAAAGATGCTGGACTTGGATTTAAAAATCTTTCTGGTACAGCAACATTAACTAAAGCAGATACTGAAGAAGTTACTACACAACTTTCAAAAGCTGGTAAAATCTTCCAAAAGATTAAGTCAACAACTCTTAACGAGTTAGAAAATAATCCAGAACTTGCTAGCAAACTTGAGACATTTAATAACACACTCGTAAGAAAGCGTGAGCGTATTGAAAATACTGCAAAGCATGTAAATGATCTAATTGCTTGGTTTGATAAAAAACATAAGGCCGAGTACAAAAAGCGCAAAAGTGATAAAGGCAAACGAGATATAGCACTGAAGAATGAAAACGAAATGAAGTTCTTTTCTAAGGAAAATAGAAAAAACCTTGACATGATGTTTCAGCTAATGAATGCAATTGTTGATGCTAAGTTAATCATTATAAATAAACTCGATAAGTTAAAAGAAATTGACACTTTCATTAGAACTAAAAAAGGTTTTAAAGTAACAGGTTCAGAAGGATTTGTTGCGATCGACTATAATACTAATGGGGCAGTTAAACTAGTTGACCGATTAGAATTTTCTACAAACAATTTTTCACAAGATGTTATAAAAGGTTGGGAACGATGAAAAAAATAAACAACATTAAAGGCTTTAAACAGTTTAATGAAGAACGTGTAAAGGCAATAGTTTTTGCGTTTGGAAGATTTAATCCTCCTACTGTTGGACATGGTAAGCTTATTACCAAAGTAGCAGCAGCAGCTATTGGAAATCAGTATCGTATATATGCTTCGCAATCAAATGATTCTAAGAAGAATCCTCTTAAGTATAAAGAGAAAATTCGTGTTATGCGTAAAATGTTTCCAAAACACGGAAGAAACATAATTGAAGATAAGAATGCAAAAACTGCATTGCATATTGCTTCTATTTTACACGATCAAGGTTTTACTAAACTAACAATGGTCGCTGGCTCTGACCGCTTAAAGGAATTCCAAAAACTCCTTAAAGATTATAATGGTGTTAAAGGCCGCCACGGATTTTATGATTTTAAGGATGGTATAGAAGTTATTTCAGCAGGCATAAGACACCCAGACGCAGAAGGTGTCGAAGGAATGAGTGCTTCTAAAATGCGTGCTGCTGCAATTGATGGAGACTTTAAAGCATTTAGTCAAGGGTTGCCAAAGGAATACGGAGAAGACATGACTCTATTTAATCTAATTCGAAAAAGATTGGGATTAAAAGAAATGGTTAGCTTTCGTAAGCATGTTCAACTCCCAAGTCTTTCAGAGAAAAGAGAAGAGTATATTTCAGGCGAAATATTTAATGTAGGAGATACTGCAATCACCGAGTCTAATAAAGAAATCGTAATTAAAGAAAGAAAGTCAAATTACGTTGTTGATACAAATAATAAAAAACATTTCATTGAAAAAATTAATCCTTCTTATAAAAAAGGTTTATCAAAATCAACCACTGCAAAACGTCAAGCTCAGTTTAATAAGCAAGCTAAAATGGATGATGATGACCCAAGTTCTTATAAGCCTGCACCTGGAGATGTTCGGTCAAAGACAAAGGTTTCGAAACACACAAAAGCGTATCACAAAAAATTTGGTAAAAAGGAAGCTTTAGATCAAGGTACAGATGACTTAGTTAAAGCGTACAAAAAGCTCACACCACTTGAAGAAAAACAAATTGCCGGTCTTAAGAAAAAAGCAGAAGAATCTGGTATGCCATATGGCATATTGAAAAAGGTGTTTGACAGGGGAATGGCCGCCTGGAAATCAGGTCATCGTCCAGGAGCAACTCCTCACCAATGGGCGTATGCACGAGTCAATTCCTTTGTTACAAAAAGTAAAGGAACATGGGGTGGAGCGGATAAAGACTTAGCAGCAAAGGTTCGGAAAGAATCTATAGACGAGGGAGAAGGGAAATACAAAGGAGAAACTTGGGAAGATGGTTTTAAACGTCGTGTAGTAAAGACAACGAAGGACGAGCATAAAGCAGACGGTTATAAATGGCGAATTAAAGGAAAAGAACGTCCAGAAATTTCAATCAAGCTTTATAAGAAAAAGCCTGATTTTAAAGAATTTGAAAAACAAATGAAACGCGTCGCTGGCCACGAGTTTGGAGGTTAAGTATATTATAAATAGTATAAATTATTCTAATGGGAGAAATGAATCAAGGAGACAAACAAAGATTAGACCGTATTGAAGAAAAAATCGATAGGATGTCAGAAGCGGTAATTGCTTTAGCACGGGCTGAAGAAAAAATCATCTCCCTTGATGAGACTACTCGTATGATTCTTCAAAAAATGGTCAATCAGGACGAAAGATTACGCAAGGTTGAAAATATTCAGCACGAAAATGAATCTACAATTAAGACCATAAAATCTATCGTTTGGACTACAATATCTGCATTAATCACTACAGCCGTTGCTACTTTAGCTTGGCTATTTACTGGATCACCTGAATGAAAACGTTTAAAGATTATCTTATTGAAAAACCATTGACACCTTCTCAGCGAGTTGCTAGAAGTCGTCAAATGAAAAGGTTAATGCCTAAGATAAAAAAGAAACGCGAGATCGCAATGCGCAAAAAGGCCTCACCTGCTCAATTGAAAATACGATCTCAGAAAAAAGCCACTGACATTATCCGCAAAAAATTTGTCCCTGACGGTCAAGATTATGCGAGTATGTCATTTGCTCAAAAGATTCAACTTGACAAAAAGGTTGAAAAGAAAAAGGCCGCCATTAAAAAGATCGCAAAAAAGCTAATGCCAAAAATGAAACGTGCAGAAGCAGAGCGTGTAGAAAAATTAAAAGCTAAAAAATAATTATGATTAAAAAAATACTACTATTAACTGCAGCAGCATTATTATCAGTATCTTGCTCAACATGTTGAGCATCTGAAACAATTGTAACCGTGAGTTACGAAATTTTAAAAACTCAATTATAAATTAAAAAAAACTATTATGAAACCACAAGACCAAGCACTCGCTAATATTGCTGAAGCGGCAAAGCGTGTTATGAATAAAGAAACTGAGGTTCAGCCTTCAGACAAAGACTTTGTTGATCTCCATTCGATTGATAAAGGAAAGCGTCGTGGCTCTACACCTCTTGAAGAAAAAGATATCGACGAAGCAAATGAATTTACCAAAGCTGCTGCAAAGGCCGCAGTTGCTGGTGATGACGAATTTGAATTCGAAGGTAAGAAATTCCCTACTGAAATGGATGTAGATGTAGCTAAGAAAATCCTTGGTGAATCAACCGATCTTGATGAAGCATTTATTGACGTTGACACTGCCGATCCCAAATCGCGGGAATTTGAAAAGCTTCTTAAAAAGTATAAAATTAAAGCAAAAATTATAACAATGAAAGGTCCTGGTGGTGGAATGCCACTGGTTAAGCTTTCTGGCAAAAAGAAAGACCTCGAAGGCATTTTGAAAGATCCTATGGGTTGGCAGGATGACGGATTCCTTGCAGGTTTTATTGAAGAATCTTTACTTGATCTGTGCAACGAAAAATCATTGAGCATTGATGAAATGTCCGATGAAGAGCTCGACGAAATGCTAGAAGGTATACTTAAGAGTATAGGTAAAAAAATAGGTGGAGCTGTTAAGTCTCGTGTCACTACTTCAGGCCGTGCAGATCGCGCAACAAAAAAGGCTGACAAAATGGAGAAAAAGGCTAAAGACCGCGAAAGATTAAAAAAAGCTAAAGATAGAATCAAAGCAGTCCGAGATAAAAAGAAGGCCGCAAAGAAGGCCGCGAGGGACGCGAAGAAAGAATCTAATGGTTGAAAAGATAAACTAAAATCTGAGGTTCAGGTTGATGAAGCAAAGTTTGTAAGTAGTTACGATAAAAAACTTGAAAAAGCAAAAAATAAAGCTGATGTTCTTAAGTTGTATCCAAAAGCTGATTTTAAACAAGCTTCTTTTTCTAGCGGATTCGTAGAATTGGAAAAGAACCTCTTTATGAAGTATTACTTTACTAGTGGTAAAAACTTCTATGTCCAAAAAGTGTATTCTAAGAAGGGCCGCAATTATGTAGACCTTTACGATATTCCAGAGCCAAACGAATCTACAAAAATTGATGAATTAAGTGAGTCTAAGGGATTTGAACCTCACTGGATGTACGATCCAGAAACAGGAGAAAAGGAAAGAGCCGAAAAGCCTGAAGATCATGAAAGATTAAAAGCCTTAGGGTGGGGTCATGAACCTCCTGTTAATGAAGCAAAGATTGATAATTATGTTGCGTCACTTGCTAAAAAGTACAATGCATTAAAAACCATTGATCCAAATAGCAAAGATTGGAAAGATCTAGTTAAGCAATTGTCTAACCTTTCTGATGCAGATTTGAAAAAGGTTGTTGATGCAAAAATCAAATGGGCTTCTATGATGGCTGAGCCGATGCTTAAATATGGAAAACACGCATACAAAAGACACGGCGGAAACCTTAATAGAAAGATTGATAAGGCTTTAAAGAAAGGTGATATTGATAAAAGCGACGCTAACCAGATTAAAGGTAATATGAACCCATTTAAGGGTAGAAAGAAATGATAAATAAATCCGTATGGATAATTTGTTATTTGACGAACTGAATAGCCAAAACTTTAAAACATTTGCCGCTAAATATTACACTAATGCGAGATGTCTATCTATGGACGAGTTTTATAGTGATTTGGCAGCTTTTAAATACGTAGTAAGACTACTTAGAAGATATCGCGATCACGGAAAAATACAAGAAAAACTAATACTGAATCACATAATTTTAATTTATAACGTGTTTGAAATTCATGCCGCAACGCGTATGCTATTTCATAAAATAGATGAAGACCTTTGGCCTGCACTAAAAACATTTATAGTATTTTTAAATTATTTACAACCGAACACTTATCAAGATATAAATATTGATTTGAATATAGCTAATAAACTGAAAGAAATATAATTATGGGATTATTTAGAGGACCAGACTTTTTTTATGCACTACGATTTCTTCGTCTGTTGACGATGCCATGGATAAAAACCGAAGCTTTTAAACAAGGCATTGTAGACGATCAAGGAGTAAAGCTTAAAAAACCTGAAACACCTAAAGAAAAGTCATCATACACAATTTTTCATAAATTAGTATTTAATATTCGAAGGCTTTTGGGAAAAATCCCTTTAGGTAAAAGTACAATAGCACGTTACGCCGCGGCATTGTATCTCATTAAGGAACATACAAAAATTAGCGATAAACGACTAATTAAGATTCTTAAAGAAAGTAATGGTGTAGATCTTTCAGAATATAAACCTGAATTAAATGAATGGTATTTGACTGAAGACGGAAATATAGAAAAAGGAAAATATGCGCTTGTCCGTGACATAGCATTACCAAAGACCGGAGAAATTTTAGCATTAAAAGGGTCTATGGTGGAAATCGCGGAATCTCAACCGCATGGCTCAATATTGGGTCATGCGGTATTTGAGGCAAATCATTGCAAAACAAAACAAAACATTTACATTACACAGGAAGATATCTCTAGATGAATAAAGAAGAAACGACCACCACCGCTGTGGCAATAGCCGATAAACCATTAGGTACTGTTAGAAATAGTAAGTATCGAGTTTTTGATGTTTCATCAGAAACTTTTTCTCGCTTTCAGGTAGGAAGAACGAAATATGAACGGTGGTCTAAATTCATCAATGAAGATGAAAGAGATATCGTAAGTTACTATAACAAAAATAAAAGCGCTGTTATAGTCCTGCGTAATTCTGAGAATGGGGCATTGCGTGCTCTTTACCATTCAAATAAGTAAAAATATAATTTACTTATTTCCTCTGATGTGGTATAATACTTAACATCATACTAATGCTATGTCTATATTCGAAGAACAACAATCCCGCAAACCAAATCTATATCCGTGGACAGAACAGTTCATTGAATCCATGCACAACGGATTCTGGACTGATAAAGAATTCTCATTTACGTCTGACGTTCAGCAATTTAAAACTGAACTTGACGATCAACAAAGAGAAATTATTGTTCGAACACTTTCAGCAATTGGCCAAATTGAAGTTGCAGTAAAGACTTTTTGGGCTAAACTGGGAGAGAACCTTCCTCACCCAGCACTTCAAGACTTAGGCTATGTAATGGCCAATACTGAAGTGATTCACAATAACGCATATGAAAGACTTCTCACAGTGCTTGATATGGAAGATGTATTTGAAGAAAATTTAAAACTAGACTTTATTCAAGGTCGTGTTAGCTACTTACGCAAATACACACACAAATTTTATAAGAGCTCTAAGAAACAGTATTTGTATGCTCTTACACTTTTCACATTGTTTGTAGAAAACGTTTCTCTTTTCTCTCAGTTTTACATTATTAATTGGTTTGCACGTTATCAAAATGTTCTTAAAGATACTGATCAGCAGGTTAAGTATACACGAAACGAAGAGAATATTCATGCTCTTGTTGGTATGAAAATTATTAACACAATCCGTGAAGAAAGCCCCGAATTATTTGACAAAGAACTAGAAGAGAGAATCAGGGGAGAGGCTGTAGACGCTTTCACGGCCGAAAGCAAAATAGTTGATTGGATGATTAACGGAATTGACGAACCTGGTTTAAATGCT